GGCCGTCTAACGAAAAATTGTAGTCGTAGTTAATAATTTTGCCGCGAAACAAAAATTCTTCGTTGTTGGTTGCGTCATATCGGACTAGTTCAACTTGCCGCAATGGCGCTAAACCCGGTTTGGATTGTGGCGTATCGTAGTAAGGGCTATTTTCGTCGAACGGCGAAAAAATGCCGGTGGTATCCAAAATTGTAAACGACATCGTACCGGCGGCGAATTGGTCGCCCGGGTCGCGCCGGCCACGGCGAACATTAACGTTCGTACAATCTTCGAGAACCGACGCAAATTCGGTTGTGCCGCCCAACACGTATTCCGTATTTCCTAATACGCCTTTCGTGGTATCACCTAACGTAAAGGCGTCCACTAAAAACCCAGTATCTATGCGTAGGTCATAGTTGCCGGCTTGAACTACTGACGTAGCCATTTACGCAACCCAAATATCGGCGGGGCCGTTTTGCCGGTTAAACGCTTTAATTCCGTTAATTGAGGCTTCGCCAATTTGGGCGGCTGTTGCGAACCCGCCTTGAATAATCACGTTGTACGTGTCGCCGCTAATACCGGGCAAACCCGAAAAATCAAGTTTTGACGGATCTAAAAACATTCCGTTGCCGGCGTCAATAAGGCCCGAACCGTCGCCGCCGCCGGTTGTTCCGCCGCCACCGTTAACGGTTGCCGCTACGTCCTCAAACGCACCGGACGAAATACCCAAAATTTCGCGCAAACGGTCCAACGACAAATTCGGGTTTTTCAAGATTTCCTCATATTGGGCAATAACCGATTGGATACCGGCTACCAATGCTTCGCCTTGTCGTACACCCGCCCCGTAAAATTCGTCGGCCGCCTCAACGCCAAGTTCGTCCGCGACGCTTTGTAGGCTGTCCAAAAGTTGGTTGGTTTGCTCAATTGCTGCGGATCCGCCGTTAATTAATTCGTCGGCAATAAAGGTTCCGGCCTCTACGCCGGCGTCTAACACTTGACGCAATCCGGCTTTAGACAAACCCATTTTTAGCAAGGTTGCGACACGCTCGCCAAACAGTTTTGACCGGTTGGCCATGACGGTTAAGCCGGCAATAAAACTGGTTTTTTCGTTGGTCGCTTCGTCCAATGCGTCTTTAAACGACAATGTTCCGGAAACGCTGCCGCTAATGCTGTCTCGGAAATCGTCATAGGCGCGGCGGGCGTCGTCCAACTGGTTAGTTGCTTTATCCAACGCGATTTTAAAATTGTCGGCAATTTCTCGACGTAGGTTTTTAGATTGTTCTTCAAGTTTCTTTTGCGCTTCGGTAAGTTTCTTGGTTGCGGATCCGGCGCCTTTGGGTGTGTCGTCGCCCATGCTGTCGGACAAACTACGCGCTGTTTCCGCTAGTTTCTTAGCGGCGAACGACGAATAATCCATTTGTGCCGACGCAACGCCGACGCCTTTTCGGAAATCGTCGAACTTTTTTCTTATGGCGTCAATGTCTACGCCTAGATCCATTGTGAGGGCGTCGCCCAAATCTGACGCACCGGCTACTACGTCCTCACCGATACGCCAAATAGCGCTAAGAATAAGTTTGGTGCGTTGCCCAACGTTCGACATTTGGGCGAGCGCCACGGTGACGCTTTCGGCAAGGTTAATAATTGCGTCGCCGGCCGGTCCCATTTCGGCTACGGCTTGCTGTAGGCCCTTGGCTAGCGACACGCCGAACGCGTCCGCGACACGGCTTACGGCCGGCATTACATGGTCATTAAACCACGTAACCAAGTTTTGAACAACCGGCAATAGGGCTTGGCCAATGTTGGTTTTAACGTTTTCAATCGAGGCGGCCAAAATGCGTTGTTGGTTGGCGAGGCCGTCCGACGTTCGCGCGAAATCGCCTTGGGCGTCGTTGGTTTGTTCGTAAATAACCTTTTGTGCGGCTAGTACCTTGGCTTGTTGGCTAAGCGCCCCTGTGCCGTTGTAAATGCCCAGTTCCATTGCGGCGCTCTTTAGTGTGGCGTCGTTCAACAAAACGCCGTATTGGCGCAATGGTTCACTTTCGCCCCGCAACGCTGCGCCAAGCGCGTTAATTGCTTGGTCGACGCTTGTGTTATTAAAACTGGCTAGATCCGCCGCGAGCGTCACAAATTCGGTCGAAAACGTCGACAAATCTTTTCCGGCTAGTCCGGCGGCTTTACCAAACACGGCAAACGTCGAGGCGGCTTGTAGGGCTGCGGTTTCGCTAATTCCAAGGGACCGGGCCGCGGTACGGCTAAATGCTTGAACCTCGACGCTAATAGCGCCAAACACAACGTTCGATTTAGAAATGGCTTCGTTTAGATCCGACGCGGCTTGAACGGCTTTATAAGCCATTGCGCCGACGGCTGTTACAACGCCGCCAACAGCGGCCCCAACTAGCGCTGTTGACGCGGTTAAACCTTGGAACGCTTTTTGGGCTTTCTGTAAGCCCGTGTTATTAAACGTTGTAAGAATTGGAATGTTAATTGCCATAACGAACCTTTAAATTGCGGTTGGTTATATCCATAACCTTTTTAACCGTTTTTAAAACGTCGGCTTCGACGGCGGGCCTGTTGCGGGTTACAACCGGGTCAATAACACGGGGTTGGCGGCCCTCTTGGGCGTTCAGATTGGTTACAAAAAGGCTGCTAGTTGTATTGCGGCCGGCATGGTCATAAATGACGGCTGCCGGGTCGACGGATTGAACAACCATAAGCCGGTACGGCAACGCACCAAACGCGACCTGTTGCGTGTATTGGTTCCCTAAATCGTCGGTGCGGGTAAAGTTCACGTACCGTTCCCGGGTGGCGCGGGCGCCAACCTTGATTTTGTAGCCGGCTTGGGCCTTGGCGGTATCCCAACGGACGTCGCGGCCTTTGACGAGCGAACCGCGGCGCATACCGGATAGCGGCGCCCCGTTGCCCTTGCTGTTATCAAAATTGGCCACCATTGACCGGGCCTCGGAAATAATCTTGGATCCGGACGCTTTAATGTCCTTGGTTACTTGGCGACGGTAACGCGGGTCGATTTTGTTCAGTTCGGCTAAGGCCTCTTGGATACCCTTAATTTGTAGTTGGGTTGCCGCGGTTGCCATTAGTTACCTACGTTGTCGTTGTCGTTCCTCACCAATAGTAACCATTGTTAGTAGGTCCCTAAGGTCAAACGTATCGGAATACCATTGCGGCGCCCAACCAACCGCCAACACCATTTCGGCTAGTTGGCGTCGGTAGGTTCCGCGTGGGTAGGGTTTTCGGGGTCCCTAGAAACAACCTCGATATTGACCAACTTTTTTAGGTAATCGTCAAACGAACCGGGAACAACAATCTTTGTTGCTTTGGCGCTTTCCCAAGCCAAATACGCCAAATCTTCGACGCCGACGCCGGTGGCCATGTCGGACGCCTTGCGCTTAAAACGGCGTTCCCATTGGACAACGACGAATAGGTTTGTTGATACCTCGTAGGTTTCGTCGGTTGTTTCAACTTTGAGGGTTAACAGCATTGCGGCTTCCTTTCGTTGTCGGGCCGATTAGTGGCCGTGGTTATGCGGTTGTGTCGGTGCTGTACACGCCACCGACAAACGTAATGTCGGCGGTCGCCAGTTCGCCAAGGGTCATGTTGACCACCGGCAATTCGGCAAGGAATGTTCCGGTAAGCGTAAAGCCCGGGTTGGTTGCGCTGTCCGCGCCGGCGGCCGGCTTAACGATGACGGTCGTGGTCGTGCCAACAAGGTCCTTAAGCGTCGCGTACGTTTCATTGCTTGCGTACGACATATAGAGCGTCAAGGTAAGTTCGTGGTTGCCGAGGCCCGACGTATAGGAACGGGAACCAGTACCAAACGCCGTGTTTTCCAACTGGTCGTAGCGCTGCGTAAAAACTGCCGCGGTCGTCTGATCCGTGAGATCCACGGAATTGACGGTAACGACCGGGTTCGAGAGGGCAATACTGGTAGGCATGGGCTATTCCTTTTCGTTCGTTTCTGATTTAGTTTTAGCATTTTTTGCGGGCTTTGGTGTGGATACTTTAATAAATCCGGCTGCCAAAAGCGCCTCGACGTTGATACCGGGGCGAACCTTGTACGGGTCGCCCGGGGTTCCAATCCTTGCGGAAATAATTTCGTAGGCCATGGTTACCCCGTTTGTGCTTGTCGTTCTACGGTTAAATCGTAGGCGGGCAGTTCGGAACCGCCTATTACGGCGATTGTTGGCCGTCCGTCTACTACACCAACATTAGCGGTTAGGACCTTATTGGCTAGGTTCATTAGTGACCGTTGCGCGTCAAGGTTGCCGGGGCCAAGCGTAATTATGCGTACCGGGAACGTCATTTTTACAATGTTGTAGTTCCACGCGACAAACGTTGGGGCCTCGACAAGTACGCATGGCGGTACAAGGTTGCGCGGGTCCGTTATACAAGTAAGGCCCGTTACGGCGTTCAGGGCGGCCGCTAAATCGTCTAGCGCTTCGTTAAATAGGTCCGTATAAGCGGGAACGGGCATTAGGCAACCTGCGGACGGTCAATACCCAATAGTTGTTTAATCATTGGCGAGAGGCCGACGGATCCGCCGGCTACCATGCCGTCGAACGACGCGAAATCTGATACCGAGCCGCGTTGCCGGTAGAGAAATCCGCCGTAGGCGATTGTTCCGAGCGTGACCGCGCCGCTAGGGCTTGTACTGAGGCTGTCCACGTAGCCGGCCTCGCGTCGCCTGTTAAAACAAAAAGCATTGGCGGCAGAGGCGCATTGCGTCAAAAATGCGGCGTCTAATGCGGTAGCGGTTCCGATACC